TATGGTTTAAATCTTGGTATATCAAATCAACTTGGTGAGTATAAACCATTTGTTGGTGGTTCTATGTATTGGAAACTAGGAAAAAAATAGAATGGCTAAACAATCTTTAAAAGATATTATTAAACTTGAGTATCAGAAATGTGCTCAAGACCCTATATACTTCATGAAGAAGTACTGTATGATACAACATCCAGTTAGGGGGAAAATTCCTTTTCATTTATATCAATTTCAAGAAAGAACTTTAGACCAATTCGCAGAACATCGTTATAACATCATCCTTAAATCTCGACAAACAGGTATATCTACCTTAACTGCGGGATTTTCACTTTGGAAAATGTTATTCAATCAAGATTTTAACGTATTAGTAATTGCAACTAAACAAGAGGTTGCAAAAAACTTAGTAACGAAGGTTCGTGTGATGAATCAGTACTTACCATCGTGGTTAAAACAAACAACAGTAGAGGATAACAAACTATCCTTACGATACTCAAATGGTTCTCAGATAAAAGCAACATCAGCAGCAGGAGATGCTGGTCGTTCTGAAGCATTATCCTTGTTAGTATTTGATGAGGCAGCATTTATTGATAAGATTGAAGATATATGGGTATCGGCACAATCAACACTATCGACTGGGGGTAATGCAATTATCCTTTCTACTCCAAATGGTGTAGGAAACTTTTTTCATAAAACTTGGGTAGGTGCAGAAGAAGAAACAAATACTTTTAACACTATTAGATTACATTGGAGTGTACATCCAGAAAGAGACCAAGCATGGAGAGATGAACAAGAAGTTTTATTAGGACCAAAAGGAGCAGCACAAGAATGTGATTGTGATTTTGTTTCTTCTGGTGATACGGTGATAGACCCTCAACTCCTTATGTTCTATAAAGAATCGTTCATTCAAGAACCAATGGAAAAGACTGGGTTCGATGGAAATCTTTGGAAATGGGAATACCCAAATTACACAAAATCATATATGGTTGTGGCCGATGTTGCTCGTGGAGATGCTGCTGATTTCTCGGCATGTCATGTTATTGATATAGAGGAATCATCTCAAGTTGCAGAATATAAAGGTAAATTAGATACAAAAGATTTTGGGAACTTTTTAGTTTCACTTTCAACCGAATATAATAATGCATTACTAGTAGTTGAGAACGCAAATATTGGTTGGGCAGTAATACAACAAGTAATTGATAGAGGATATGGAAACCTTTTCTATATGAGTAAGGATTTAAAGTATGTAGATGTAGAGAATCAATTAACAAACAAATATAGAGCACAAGATAGAGGATTAACTGCAGGTTTTAGTACAACATCTAAAACAAGACCTTTAATCATTTCTAAGTTAGAACAATACATCAGAGAAAAATCTGTAACAATTCGTTCACAGAGAACAATAGATGAATTATTTACATTTATATGGAGTGGTAATAGAGCAGAAGCAATGAGAGGTTATAATGATGATTTAACGATGTCATTATCAATCGGATTGTGGGTTAGAGATACCGCTTTGAGATTAAGACAAGAGGGAATTGATTTAACAAAACAAGCCTTGGGTGGTATTGGAGCACATTCATTAGATGTAGCCGGAATGGGATTCGGAGGTAATTCTCAGTTGGAAGATAATCCATGGTCAATGAGGGTTGGAGACTCAAATGAAGACCTAACTTGGTTAATTAAATAATTGTATATTTATAATATAAGGAGAAATAACTATGATATCATTAAAAAAATTACTTAACGAAGAGATACACACCGAAGAATATACTGTGGAAAATTATCACGATATAAAAGAATTCTGTGAGTTCATGAAAGAATACAAATCTGATATGAATGAAGCAGAGTATCAAGGTAGAACAGTCAAACTTGGTAAACCGATGCAAGGAGATGTTAAAAAATTTAAGGTATATGTCAAAAACCCACAAGGTAACGTTGTAAAAGTTAACTTTGGACATGGAGGAAGTTCAGCAAAAGGAAAAACAATGAAAATCAGAAAATCTAATCCTGATGCAAGAAAAGCATTTAGAGCTAGACACAACTGTGATTCACCAGGTCCAAGACACAAAGCAAGGTATTGGTCTTGTAGAAAATGGTAAAACAAAATAAAGGTTATAATTTAAATTAGGAACAACATGGCAGATACTTCATTTTTTGGTAGGTTAACTAAACTCTTCAGAGCTCAGGCAGTTGTTACTGTCGATAAAGATGGTAAGAGAAAAGTTTTCGATACTGATGAAAGACAACAAACTAACTTATCTTCTTTAAGAGATAGGTACACGAAACTACAAAAAAGTTTCTTCGAACAAGCAGGTGGTGCTCAATCAATGGCATACCAACAAGTTCGTAGAGAAGTTTTTAGAGATTACGATGCAATGGATAATGACCCAATATTGGCATCGGCTCTTGATATATATGCAGATGAATCAACACTAAAGAACGAATTTGGTGATACTCTTATGATTCATTCTGATAATGAACGAGTACAAGATATATTAGTAAACTTATTTTATGATGTATTAAATGTAGAGTTCAACTTATGGCCATGGGTAAGAAATATGTGTAAGTATGGAGATTTCTTCTTAGGTTTAGAAGTTGCTGAAGGTAAAGGTATTGTTAACGTAACACCTCACTCAGTTTACAACACAGAAAGATTAGAAAGAACAGACCCATCAAATCCAAACTCAGTAAAGTTTAAAATTACTGAAGACCCGAATGGAAAAGAAGAATACGAAAACTTTGAGGTTGCTCACTTTAGATTATTAGCAGATACAAACTGGTTACCATATGGTAAATCTATGATTGAGAATGGAAGAAGATTGTGGAAACAATTATCTCTAATGGAAGATGCTATGTTAATCCATAGAATTATGAGAGCACCTGAAAAAAGAGTTTTCAAAATTGATATTGGTAACATTCCTCCAACAGAGGTAGATAACTATATGCAGAGAATCATCAATAAGATGAAGAAAGTTCCATTCATTGATAGAAATACTGGTGATTATAACTTAAAGTACAATATGCAAAACCTAACAGAAGATTTTTATCTTCCTGTTCGTGGTGGTGATAGTGGAACACAAATTGATAATCTTTCAGGTTTAGAATATGCAACTATTGAAGATATTGATTACTTAAAGAATAAATTATTTGCAGCATTAAAAATTCCAAGAGCATATTTAGGATATGAAGAAAATGTAAATGGTAAAGCAACTCTTGCTGCAGAAGATGTTAGATTTGCAAGAACTATTGAAAGAATCCAACGAACTGTAATTTCTGAATTATCTAAAATTGCAATTGTACATTTATATGCACAAGGAATTACAGACTCAGAAATGACTAATTTTAGTTTACAGTTAGTAAATCCATCTACAATATACGAACAAGAAAAAGTAAATCTTTGGAGTGAGAAAATTAGATTAGCTCAAGATATCCAAGGATTGAATATGTTATCTAAAGATTGGGTGTATGAAAATATATTTAAATTATCAGAAGGAGAATCCGATGAACAACGAGTTCAGATGTTAGATGATTTAAAAGATAGATACAGATTCCGTTCTATTGAAGATGAAGGTAATGACCCTGCACAAGAAGATGAAGAGCCAGATGATATTGAAGAATCAATTGAAGCTTTAAAACAAGAAATAAAAGATAAAGGTGGAAGACCTAAAGAAGGTGGTACATATGGTAAAGATAAACACCCATTAGGAAGAGACCCTTTAGGAAAGAAGGAAAGAAATAAAAAACGTTCAAGAACTTCTGAAGAAAAAGCGATAAAAATGATATCAGGTATAGCATCAAAACGTAAATACATTAATGAAATTAAAGGTATGTTAGATGAAGATAATATACTTGAAGAATAGAGAAATTTCTGTTAACTTTATAAATTTATATTTATAGTAGGGAAATTTTACTATATCATAATAGGAAAAAAATAAGATGAAAAAAATAAAACATTCAAAATTTAAGAATACTGGTTTTCTTTTTGAGCTTTTAACTCGACAAATTACTGTTGAAATACTTAATGGTAGTGAAGAGAAATCAAAAGAAATAATCAGAGAATTCTATGGCAAGGGTACTGAAATGTCTAAAGAACTTAGACTATTTAATCTTTTGATAAATGAAAAGTACAATAGTGAATCTAAAGCAGAAAAATTTATAGATGCTATATTAGAGGCACACACCAAAATAAATTACAAAAAACTTCAACGAGAAAAATATAATCTTGTAAAATCAATCAAAGAAACCTTTGAAATTAATAATTTTTTATCTTCCCCGGTAACAAACTATAAAATTTTAGCTTCAATTCATAAACTTTTTGAAGGTAAAAAGAATGATATTGTTGATGTTAAAGATATATTCGATTCGAAAATTACTATTGTAGAACACATTTCATCTATTTCCCAAGATTCTAAAGCTGTTAAACAAGATAAATTAGTAGAAGAATATAGAAAACAAGAGAAAGACCTCAGGTTATTGACATACAAGATTCTTGTTGAAACTTTTAATAAAAAATATACTACTTTAGATAAATCACAAAAAGGATTATTGAGAGAGTATATTAATAATGTTACCAACACATCAAAGTTCAACGAATATTTTGAATCAGAATTAATCAAAACTATTACTGAATTACATGCAATGTATAAAGGTATGAAAGATAAGATTACAAAAATAAAGTTGAGAGAAACAATAAATGTTTTGAAAAAACAGAAAATCGGTAAGAAAATTACAGATGACCAAGTTTCAGCTTTAATGATGTCTTATGAATTGGTTAAGGAGATAAAAAATGTCAATGGAACAAAATCTTAATAAATTTTTAGAAGAACTTATCCAAGAAGTAGAAAAAGAATTGGA